GTCAATAGAGACGTTCTACGAATACGCGTATACCCTGCAAGGGTGTGCGCGTCTTCGTCTTGACCATGTTTGCTACCTTTTGTAGCGCAGCTCTCTGCTTTGCAGATGTATCGTAGTAGCCTCCCAGTGTACGAGATCTTAACGGGTTTCCACCCGCTAGAACTCTTGTTACTGTGTTGCCAAACGATAATATGCATTGTAGGTCGCTTCGTATAATTAGTAGTGCGGGACGGCCCGGCGTCGGGAGGTGGCGAATTGACGGATACCCGTAAAGGGTTGATGTCAGTTTACCATTCCTCACGCTATAGCCAAACCGTCGATTGATTAGCTTATTCATTTAAGTTGATCTTTTAGTAACGTGAACAAGTGATAGCATCGCTCTCTTAAAGAGCGAAAGGAAGTGCTAAGTGGTGCATGCTCTTGGAAGGGTATCCATATGGACCCCTATAAGAGCCAAGATGAAACGGTTAGTCTCATCGCTGCACTGCTTAGCAACATTCACATGTTGCATACAGCAGTGTTCAACTGTCGTGCACTCCGCTTAACCCTTAATCAGGTTGAGAAGAGAACACGTTTTGAAGGAACGGGGTTTCTTTTGAAATCCCTACCACGTCTCGGGAAGGCCTTTGACAAGGCCCTCTCGTCTAATTCCAAGATGGACGCTACTAGCGTCGGATTTAATCCGATGCCGGGTAGTAAACTTCCGAGGTTTCTCGGTGAGTTCTTCATCAAGGTTTTAAACAAAGACGGGGTTCTCCTTCAGGACCCATGCAGCGCTAGCGTCAACATTATTAGGCAAGTCTTGTACTGTTTTTATAAGTACGAGATACCCTATAACGATGATCAAGCACAACACGTCATCTCAAAGTTCGAGAGAACTGAGGATGATCTTACATCTGACGGTGAACTATCGACGAGACTGCGAAGTCTTAAAGACAGTTTGCCGTCATACCACAGTAGAAGGTTTGGCACTTATTCTAAGTCGCCATCCCAGCCGACTGTGGCTCGGGAAGCAAGGATACTCTTATCGAGAGTCTTTGCTTCTTTCGACCCCCACGACATCACTCCAAGACACGGCCCGGGAGCTGTTGCTACCAAGCAAAAGCTCTGGGGTAAGTATTTATGGACTAATGTCGCAGATCGTATCACACGGCTGTACCCTTTTGATGCGTATTTTTGCGCTTCAATTGGTGCAGTATGTGATAACTATAGGGACTTTTCTAAAGTCTCTAGTAATGAAAGTTCTGCACAAGTAATTCTTGTGCCGAAGGATTCACGAGGCCCCCGCCTGATCTCTTGCGAACCAGTGGATTTCCAGTGGATACAGCAAGGATTAGGTAGGGCTATTGTTAAGTTAGTGGAGACACATGAACTGACAAAGTTCAATGTTCACTTCACAGACCAAACGCCGAACCGTATAGGAGCCCTTTTGGGTTCTAGTACTGGACGGTACGCGACCCTTGACCTCAATGAGGCCAGCGATCGTGTTAGTTTGGACTTAGTGCGTCTACTGTTCCCAGAACACCTTTTGGTGTATTTGGAAGCTTGTAGAAGTTTGTCGACGGTGCTACCGGATGGAAGGGTTTTACAGCTAAGAAAGTTCGCGCCAATGGGAAGCAGTTTATGCTTCCCTATATTGGCGTTAACAGTCTGGGCTATCCTAACCGCCGCGGCACCTGACGCGGATACGCGTGAGCGTATCTTAGTGTATGGTGATGATGTCATCGTTCCGACGGCTTATGCCGTGAATGCGATGGAACAACTAGAGTCGTTTGGGTTGAAAATCAACCGCGACAAGAGTTGCATCAGTGGACTCTTTCGAGAGTCTTGTGGCATGGATGCCTTCAAAGGCAATAATGTCACCCCAGTCCGAATTCGGACTGTCTGGTCATCCTCACCTCATCCCGATGTTTATTCTAGTTGGATCGCTTATGCGAATTCTTTCTATGATAAACAGTATTACCACGTCTACGATTCAATCGTAGCGATGCTTCGTCCGATTTACGGACGAATCCCGGGCGACGACATGCATCTCGCATGCCCTAGCCTTCGTGACGTACCACAGCAAGACAGGCCGACCCGTCGACGTATGAATAAGAGCCTTCAAAAGCTCGAATTCAACGTTTTCGATGTTTCGACCCGTCCTATTAATAAGTTACTGCCAGGTTGGTCCATGCTCCTTCGATACTTTACCGAAGGTTGTGGATCTGCTATTGACAGTACTGATGGGACTCTTGCTTCGCGCCGTTCACCCCTATACGGGTGTGAAAGAGCGTTTAGTGTTGGATCATACACGGCTCGTCGTGCTAGCATGCTAGTACGACGTTGGCGATGATGGAGCCGACGCTGGCCTAACGGCCTGCGGCGGTAATCCGAGCTACGAG